ATAGGAGGATTATGAAAAGATTAAGATTAACTGAAAAAGGAGAAGAAATACTAGGATTTTTAATTATGTCATTTGTAATTGTTTTAGGCGTAATTATTTTAAATGCTAGATTTGAATACTTAAACGAAAAAAGTGTAGAAACCGAAGTTACTACACAAAACGCACGTTAGTAAAATACTAACAACTTAATTATAACACAAAAGGAGAATGAATATGAAGGAATTAGATTTAACTTATAAAAAATATATGGATTTAGCATACGAAGGAATTGTAGACGACTTATTGTATGGGGAATGGATAAACCATGAAATAAGGAATTGGTTACCAGTAGCTAAACACCAATACAATCAAGATTACATAATCATCCATGTTAACAAAGGACAAACAAGAAAAGTCACTTATCAAGAATGGTTTGGAGATGAAGAGTAATGAAGTTTAGATTATTAAAACCATCTGAGATTAGCTGTAGAGTTAATCAAATTAATGATAATGGATTGACTTTACTTCTATACAAGGATGCAAGAGTAGACATGGATATTCTTGATGAAACAGTAGGATGTATGGACTGGAAAAAAGAATATACCAGAGACAATAGAAACTGCATTGTATCAATTTATGACAAAGATAAAAAAGAATGGATTTCAAAAGAAGATACTGGAACAGAATCAAATAGTGAAGCAGAAAAAGGGTTAGCATCAGATTCTTTCAAAAGAACATGTGTTAACTGGGGAATAGGTAGAGAGTTATATACTGCTCCATTTATCTTTATACCAGCAGATGCAAGTAAACAAAAAAAAGACTTAGACATAGCTCACTTAACTAAAAAAGGCGAAAAATGGACTACTTATGACAAGTTTAGAGTAGAAACAATACATTATAACGATGCAAGAGAAATTGATGGTATTTCAATTAAAAACGATAAAAATAAGAGAGTTTTTCTAATAATGCCACCAAAGGAGAATAAAAATGAAAATAACAAATAAATTAGGACTTCCAGACATGCTTGTTAGAGCAGTAGAGAAGGATTATGAATATAGAGATAAAAGATATTCAATAACAAGTTTACTTGACCCTGACCGTGTATTGATGCTTAAAAGACGTTATAACGATTTAATAACTCAAGATGTATCAGATTGTATATGGATGTTATTTGGAACAGTTACTCATTATGCTTTAGAAACTGGAATTGAACTTAAAGAAAACGAGTATGTAGAAGAGCATTTAGAATATACGTTTGATAGTGGATATACATTAAGTGGAATTATAGACCATGTTTATGACTATGTGGATGATTACAAAACAACAAGTGTATGGACTGTGATTTATGGTTCTAACAATGAACATTGGAAAAAACAGCTTCAAATGGGAGCGTACTTACATTATAAAAAACATGGGAATTGGATTTCTAAAGGTAGAATCATCGCTATCCTAAAAGACTTCAATAAGAACGATGCTAAATTAAAAGACAATTATCCTAAACTACCAGTACAAGTAATTGAATTTGATTTAGGAACACCAGAAGAAATAGAAGATTGGATTATTAATAGATTCAAACGAATTGCAGAAGTAGAACAATTAGCAGATTATGATTTACCACTATGTACTGAAGAAGAGAGATTTAATTCTGGTACTAAGTGGGCTGTCAAAAAGAAGAAAAATAAAACTGCTTTTAAAGTTTTTGATGATTTTGATAAAGCAAGAGATTTACTTATTAATTTAGAACAAAAATATCCTGGAGAATATGAAGTAATTGAAAGACCAGGAGAGGACAAAAAATGTCAAGCATATTGTGGATGCTGTAATTTCTGCCCTTATTACTTAGAACATTATGATAAAGAACTACAAGAAGGATTATTAGAGATTGGAGAAAGTCAAAATGTATAAATGTTGTGATTGTAGAGCAAATATACCTTTACTAGCAATAAAAGTAAAAAAGATATGCCCTAGATGTGGGAGTACTGATGTAGTAAGTTATTACGAATATTATATGGAGGATAAAGATGAATAGAGTAGATTTAATTGGAAGAATAGCAACAGATTTAGATGTTAGAAAGAATGAAGCTGGAAATACAAAATGTAATTTTAGATTAGCTGTTCCTAGAATAGGAGCTAAAGAAGGATTACAACAAACAGATTTCTTTACTGTAGTGGTATGGAACAAACAAGCTGAAAACCTTGAGAAATATCAAGGTAAAGGATGCTTAATAGCAGTAGAAGGGGAATTAAGAAAAGACCAATATAAAGATGGCGAAGATACTAAATATTACGATTATGTATTAGCACAAAAAATAGATTATTTAAGTGGTTCTGGAACTAAAGAGGTAGAAGAAGTTGAAGAATCAACTGGAAGTGTTTATACAGAAGATATTGAATTAACTGACGAAGATTTACCCTTTTAGGAGGAAAGTATGGGCAACATTAAATGGATTAAGATAAATGTTGATATGTTCGATGATGAGAAGATAAAAATAATACAATCTATGCCAGAAGGCGATGCTTTGTTGTTAGTATGGATTAAATTGATTCTACTAGCAGGTAAAACAAATGAAGGTGGATATATCTATATCAATGAGAATATGCCTTATACAGAAGATATGCTATCAGTAGTTATGAACAAACCTACAAATGTAATAAAACTAGCATTAGCTACATTCCATACTTTAGGAATGATAGAAAATGATGAAAAAGGTATTTACTTAATAAATTTTGAGAAACATCAGAGTTTAGATAAATTAGAACAAATTAGAGAACAAACAAGACTAAGAGTAGCCAGACATAGGGCAAAAATTAAAGAAAGCAACAACGTAACGTTACACGTAACGCAAAGTAACGCAATAGAAGAAGAAATAGATAAAGAAGAAGAAAAAGAAAAAGATATAGATGATGTATTAAGAATATATGAAGAGAATTTTGGAACATTATCACCAACAACAACTGAGACTCTTATTAAGTTAGAAGAAGATTATACATCTCAATACGTTAGAGAAGCTCTTAAAAGGTCAATTTTAGCCAATAAGAAGTCATTAGCTTATGTAAAAGGTATTCTTAAACAATGGAAAGAAAAAAATTGGGATGAGGTCTTAAATGAAGGAAATAAGAAGCCTCAATGGATGGATAAAGAGATTAAAAAGGAAGTAGCATCAGAAGAAGAACTAGAAGACTTAGAAAATATGATGAAGGAGTTTAAATGAAAAAAGCAATGTCTGGGGGTTTGGTTGATTTTATAGAAAATATTGCTTATGAAGAATGGAAAGACCAGCCATTGCATAGTAGTGTATGGTTCAGAGATAAAATGAAAGAAAAATATGGAATAACAAAGACAACAGATTTATATGCAAAGATAGTAAATTATCAAATAAAAAAATATGGAACTAATTTACTACATGGAAAGAATATTGAATTTATAAATAATATTAAATCAAAGAGCCATAAATGTAGAAAACATAATAGCGAAAGAACTAAAACACAATATGAATTAAAGAAGTTTATTGAGAGGAATGAGGGATAAATATGGATTTTAGATTTTGGGGAAATAATCCAATGAAGGAAAATAGAAGAGAAAGTAACGAAAAAGTAGATAGAAATAAACGTTACACTCAAATAATAGAATGTATGAATGATAGACCAATGACATTTAGAGAAATAGCTGAAGAGATGTATGAAAGAGGATATACACCTACTCCAGAACTATTATATAGTCAACCTCGAGTAACTGAATTAGTAAGAAAAGGCCAAATAGAGCCAGTAGGAAAGACAAAAAGTAAACAAACAGGTAAAACAGTAACAGTCTTTAAGGCGATTAAATGAAATCAACCGAATTAAATAAATTATTAAAAGAAAAGACGCCTAATCAGATTCTACAAATGTATATGAGTTTAAGAATAAATTTAACAGAAAAACAATTAGATAAATTAGTAGCTTTAAAAGATGGTACATCAGAAGAAGGACATGGAGGATGTAATACAAAATGAGTAAACACGGCTATAATCCTATATACAATAAATTTACTGATGAAATAATAGAAGATACAAGAGAGTTTTTAGAAACAACTAAAAAGAGCCAAGTAACTATTGATACGTTAGATTTATGTCATTATATAGGCAAGATAGACAATTTAAAAGAAGTAATTGACAAAACTATAGATTATTTAAGGGGAATGCAAATAAAAGCTCTGTGGAGTCCGATTTATGATATAGGGAATGCTATAAATGAACTAATAAGAGAATTGGAGGAAGTAAATAAAAATGGTAAAGCTTAATTTTAATCTTGCACCTTGTGGGAAGACATATTATGAAATGAATAAAAATTGGAAATATACAAAGAAAAGAATAAAACAAATATTAGATGAACCACAAAAAGATAGAGGTTCTAAAATAATAGAAATAGAAGTTATGTTAGATAGTTACTATCATACATACTTAAAGGGTGAAAAAAATGGATAGTACAGCACAATTAATATTGTGGGGTGGAGGTTTATACTTCTTTAGAGAATTAGTACTAGAAGGAATAAAATTAATAAATAGATATTTAAAAATAAAAGAAGATGAAATACAACTAGAAAAGAACAGAGAAATAAGTGACAGTTATTTAGAAGGAGATGACATTGAATTATGAAAATAATAGATTTATTAAATAAAATAGCAAATGGTGAAGATTTTGAAGAAAAACATATTAAATATCTTGATAGAATTGACCAAGAATATGATATTTGTATGATATGTGAGGAAAATATAATTTATAAATTAGACGAAAAATCAATAGAATTAAATGATAATGTAGAAATAATAGAAGAAGATAAGAAGATAGAAATAATAGAAGAAGATAAGAAGATAGAAAAGATAGATTTAGATAGTTTATTAGGAATTGGTTACTATGAAGGAAAACAAACGCTGGCTGGTAAAATCAATGAAATAATAGACCATATAAATAAGGAGGACTAATGGAATATTTTATAACAGGAGTAATACTAGGAAGTATTATAGGAATATTTATAGTATGTTGTATTGAACTAGCAAGTAGGAGTGATAAGGGTGAGTAGAACTTGTTATATTAATAAAGATAAAAGAGAAATGACATTAGGTGGATATAAAAAATATAATGTTAATATTGATATTTTAGATTTTATTATTGATTTATCTATTGAAAAAAACAATTTAGAAGAAAGAATATCTAAAGCAGTAGATAGAATAAAAGGAAGTCTTTATATACGAGATATGATTGATGATTATGAAAATAAAAAAGAATATGATGAGTTTATAAGAGATTTATTGAAAGATTTAGGTGCTTGGAATGAATAGAGAAATAATAATTGATAAAATATTTCCTAACATATGTAGAAATGATTGTTTAAAATATTATACTTATGATAATAGCCTTAAAGATATTAAATTAGATGACTTTTGGGAAAGAATAGAAGAAATAATTAAAAGATATACTTGTGAACTTGAAGCAAAAGTTTATACTTATGAAAAAGTCATAGCAAATAGTAATTTTAAATCAATACTAAGCAAAGATAAACAAACATTAGAGAAAAGAGTTAAAGAATTAGAAAAAGAAATAATTGAACTTAAAGGTGAAGATAATGAATAATGATAAATGGTTAAATGGAGTAATATACAGTGATAATTTATCTAAAAAAGATATAGAAATTAAAAAATTAAAAGAAAGAATATCTAAAGCAATAGAATATATAGAAAACTACATATATTTCGACGAAGATGGTTGTTCTTATAATAGTGATGTTGATGAAGTTAGAGTATTGAAAATATTAAAAGGTGAAGATAATGAATAGAGAAAGTTTATTAGAAGCACAAAAAATAGCAATAGAACAATTTCCAGAAAAAGTAACTAATAAATTAGATGGTAGAGAAATTGCTTATAACATGTGTAGATTTTTACAAAATTATGATGAACATTTAAGGGCATTAATGGAGTATGAAAAAAGTAAAAAAGAATTATTGCTAAGGAGAGAAAATGGGATTAACAAAAAGACAATATAAATATTATAGAATAATAAAAGAATATATTCAGACGAATGGATTCAGTCCTACTATAAGAGAGATTAATGAGATGGTAGGAGTAAGTAGTTCAGCTACAACAAATGACATGTTATACAGATTAAAAGAAAAAGGATATATAAATTTTATACCAAGGAAAGCGAGAACAATAACATTATGCGATACAAAATTATAAAATATCTGGAGCAATATGATGCAGAATATGACCCAGGTATAAAAAGATTAACTTTAAATAGAAAAATAAATGTAGGGGATTTTGTAGAGTTAAAAAGAGTATTACAGTACTTAGATGTAGATTTAGATGATATTGTAGTTAGGAGTTAAAAAAGACTAGATTTTAATCTTGTCTAGTCTTTTCTTAATTTCATCATAAAGTTTTTTAGTAGTCTCTTCAGATGCTTTACCATGTAGGATATTATTTCGGTCAATCTTAAGTTCTTTACACAAGATTGAGATATTTATCTTAGGTATGTGGTATAAGTCAAGTATAAAATTGAAAAAAATAAAAAATTTTAAGGTGGTGTTAAATATGCAAATAATTAATGGGGTGTTTAAGGGTTGAAGAATTATTATGACCAACAACAAGAACTAATGGCAGCAACATTTAGATTAGAAACATTAAACGAAAAGAAGGCTTTATATTTTAGTAAGACACAACCAAAAGCAAGTCAACCAAAAGAAGTAATGGTATCTAGTAGTAGAATACCAAAAGATACATTCTTAGAATATACACAAAAAATAGAAGATATTGAACGTGAGATTGAAATAGTAAAAGAAGAGATTGAGATTCTAAAAAAATATTTAAATAAAATGGAATCAAGTTTAAGAGGAATGAAAGAACCATTAACTAAAATATTCGTTGCGAAGTATATAGATGGATTAAATGTTACTCAGATATGTATAAAAGTACATTATTCAAAGACTCAAGTATATAGATTTTTACAAACAATACATTCAATATTAAAAGATGGGAAAAAATGGGAAGAATTGTAATATATAATGTAATCGTGGAATAATCACATGTTCCCTTTTGTGTGGCTACTTAGGTAGCCTAGAGTAGATATATAAGGTACTTTTGAAAAAAAGAGTAATACCATACCTTGACGCAAGAACATAAATCTCGAAATGGGTTCAGTGGGTTCGAGAATATATCTATTCTAGGGTACTTATGTACCAAGATGTCTGACAATGCGACACTAACTTTTATAGTTAGTGCAAGAGTAGATATGGACGATTTGCAATAAGTCTATCGAAGTCAATGGTAATCGATACAAACTTCATAAAGTATCTATTCTTGCAGTACCTATAATGGTACTAACAATCTTCTTTCTTTTCAGGACGAAGAATTGATTTTAGAGAGTGCTATCTATTTTATAGGTAGCATTAGAATAGATATTTAGTTTATATAGTTAAAAAGAACACAAACCACGATTATAGCAAAAACAATAGGATAATCAAAAGTGGCTTTACTCGACCATAAAGGGTAAGAAAAAAGTGCAAGTCTTTTAATATCTATTCTAATGGTACTTTATAAATTATGGTAAAAGGTAATATGGACATCCTCCAAAGTACCAAGAGAGCTTTAAGGCTCTTTTTTTGATGGAAAGGAGTAATACTATGGCAGCAGGTAGACCATTAAAATTTAAATCTACAGAACAAATAGAAAAATTAGCAGAAGAATACTTTAAAGAGTGTGATGAAAAAGGAAAACCATATACTATGACTGGATTAGCCATAGCATTAGATACTGATAGACAAACATTAGTTAATTACGGAAATAAAGAAGAATATTTTGACACGATAAAAAGAATTAAGATAAAAGTAGAGAATTATGCTGAAAATTGTCTATTTGAAAATAAGAATACAGCAGGTGTTATTTTTAATTTAAAAAATAATTATGGATGGGTAGATAAACAAGAAGTAGATACTAAAGTAAATCTATCTTATGAAGATAAATTAAAGCAAGTAGAAGATGAAAATGAATATTAATACTAAGAAATATATTGAATCATTTGTAAAGATTAGAGACAAAGCTGGTAATATAATAGATTTTAAACTAAATCAACCTCAACAAAAGTTATATGACATTATAAAAGAACAAAGAGAAGCTGGTAAACCAGTAAGAGTAATTATATTAAAAGCTAGACAAATGGGATTCAGTACATTAACAGAATCAATATTATTTAAAGAAACAGCTACTAAGTTTAATATTAATACTGGTATTATTGCTCATAAAGAAGAAGCAACAACTAACTTATTCAATATGAGTAAGAGAATATATGATAATTTACCAGAAGAGATGAAACCTTCTAAGAAGTCAAGCAATGCTAAAGAATTAATATTTGATAATCAAGAAGGAACAGGATTAAAAAGTAAAATTAAATGTATGACAGCAGGAGCTGATGGTGTAGGACGTTCTGACACATTTAATAACCTACATATATCAGAATTAGCCTTCTGGGGTAATAATGCTAAAGAAACTATGCTAGGTTTAATGCAATCAGTACCTAATTTACCTAATACAATAGTAATAATAGAAAGTACTGCTAATGGATATGAATATTTTAAAGAGCAATGGGATATGGCTGTTAGAAAAGAAAGCGATTTTATTCCATTATTTGTAGGATGGCAAGACTTAGAAGAATATCAAATGCCTTATACAGGCTTTAAATTAACTCCAGAAGAGGAAAAACTGAAAGATACATATAACCTATCATTAGAACAATTAACATGGCGTAGATGGTGTATAGCTAATAATTGTGGTGGTGATATAAGCCAATTTAAGCAAGAATATCCAATGAATCCACACGAAGCATTCCTACTATCAGGTGCATCAGTATTTGACAAAGAGAAGCTCGTATTAAGGCTAGAACAAATACCTAAGCCAATTAAAACAGGATATTTTACTTATGATTATGACGGTATGAGAATAACAAATATAAGATGGGTAAATGATTCTGATGGATATATAAACATATACCGTTTACCAGACACAAAGTCAGTAAGATTCTGTATAGGTGGAGACACAGCAGGAGATGGCTCAGATTATTATACAGCACACGTTCTTGATGCTAAGACTGGAGAACAAGTTGCTACATTAAAACAACAATTTGATGCTGACCAATACACTAAACAGATGTATTGCTTAGGCAAGTATTATAAATATTATGATGCACAATCAGGAAGAAACGAAGATGCTCTAATAGGAATAGAAAGTAATTTTGATAGTTATCCTATAAGAGAGTTACAAAGATTAGGATATACGCATCAATATGTAAGAGAATCAATAGATTCTTATACAGGTAAGACGGAGAAGAAATTCGGATTTAGAACAACTTCTCTAACAAGACCAACAATAATTTCAAGTTTAATAGAGATAGTAAGAGAGCATACTGAATTATTAAATGATAAAGATACACTAGAAGAGCTATTAACTATTATTCGTAATGAAAAAGGAAGAATAGAAGCTCCTCAAGGTGGACATGATGACCAGATGATGGGCTTAGCAATAGCTTATGAGATAAGAAATCAAGTAAGCATACAAGAAGAGCCTATTAGTGTATATGATGAATTTGGAATAGAATTTGGAGAACCAGCTCACTTAGACTATGGAGAAATGATAAGGGTGATTTAATGTTAGCAGATGTAATTAAGCAGTTAAAAGAAGAACAAAGAAAATTACAACAAGAAGAAGAGAATAAATACAATCATCCGTATAAAAGAGATACCATAATCTATTTTAGTGTAATGTACAAATTAGGTGGCATACAAACATGGATTCAGAATTTATCAAAGGAATATGAATTTAGTGTTGTATATGACACAGGGGATAAAGAAAGACTAGACTATTTAAACAGTTTAGGAATAGAAACAATCAAACATGTAGGGCAACCGATAGAGTGTGATACTCTATTGACTTGTGTATTTGGGAATTCAGATGACATAAAAGCTAAAAGAAGAATACTTGTTGTACATGGAGATTATAAGGTATTACCATTAGAAGACATTCCAAATATTCCTAAACATGATGAAGTTGTAGCAGTATCTAAGGTAGCTGCGAAACATTTTGAAGAAGTATCAGGGGAAAAAACAAGATGTATATATAATCCAGTAGAAATATTTCCTACTACTAAGCCGCTTATAATAGGTGTTTTTAGTAGGCTCTCAAAAGAAAAAGGTGGCTGGAGGGTAAAACACCTTATTAAAGAGCTAAAGGCTTCTAATAAGCCTTTTTTGATGCTTATATTTACTGATTTACCATTTGAAGAAGATGATAAAAGAGTAATATTCCTAGAACCAACTATGAATCCTAGTGGATGGATGGAGAAATGTGATTATATTTGTCAATTATCTGATACAGAAGCAGGATGCCTAACAATGCAAGAGGCTTTAAAGATGAAAAAGCCAATTATTATTACAAAATTACCTATCTTAGAAGAATTTGGAGTCAATGAATCAAACGCTAAGATATTAGAATTTGATATGTCTAACTTAGATATAGAAGACTTATGGAATATACCAAAAGTCCAATGGAAAGAACCAATAAGTAAGGAGTGGGATGAGATTATGAAAAAAAGAGTATTTAGAGAAAAACAAGCTGAAATTTCTCCAGGAACAATAGAAACAGTACTTAATACGGAAGAAAAAACAGAAAAACCGTTAAAATCTCCGTCAAAAACTAAAAAGAAGGTGAAATAGATGGCAGAACTTATAGCAGGAGCAGTAATAAGTATAGTCAGTTTTACCATAGGAGCAATAATAGGTCAAAGAGTTAAAAAAGACCAACCTATTATTCAAATACCTAAACCAGAAAGTTTTGAAGAGCGAAGAGCTAGAAACTTAGAAATAGAGCGAAATAAAACTATGCTAGAAAACATAGACAATTATGATGGAACTAGCTTAGGTCAACAAAGACTAGAATAGAGGTGAGTTAGATGGATTTAGAAGAAATCAAAGAGACAGATACATGGTTATTATATGATAAAGGTCTTAACTATTTAAGAATGCACAATGTATTATCTGATACAGATGTTAATTACCGTATGTATAATGGTAACCAATGGGAAGGAGTTATATTAGATGGTGTAGAACCAGTTCAGTATAACTTTATAGAAACAATAGTAAATTACAAAGTATCAACAATAAATTCTAACTTATGGGCTATTAATTATTCTAGTGAGAATTTTGAAAATAGAGACTTATTAAATGAAGCAGAAAATGTATGTAAAATGCTTAATAAGAAAGCTGCTAACGTATGGGAAAAAGACCAAATGGACTACAAAATACGTCAAACAAGCGATGATGCAGCAATCAATGATGAAGGTGTTATTTATGTAACATACGATGAATCAGAACAAAGCCCAGTAAATGAAGTAATAAATAAACAAAATGTAATGTATGGTAATGAGAATTCAAGTGATATTCAAAGCCAACCATACATATTAATCAGTCAACGTTTACCAGTATCACAAGCTCAAGAGGTTGCTAGACAACATGGAGCTAAAGAATCAGATTTAAAATATATTGTAGGTGACAATATAACTTTTGATGAAGCAGGATTAGATGCTAAGCAAGAAGTAGATGATATGTGTACTTTAGTCACAAAGATGTGGAAAGATAAAGGTACAGTATGGTATAGTCAAGCAACTAGATACGTTGACATTATAGAAGATACAGATACAAAATTAAGACTTTATCCATTAGCTCATTTTGTATGGAATGAGAAAAAAGGATGGAGCAGAGGCGAAGGTGAAGTAAGAGGACTTAAAGCTAATCAATTAGAACTTAATAAAACAATAATGAGAACATTATTAAGTGTTAAGAATTGTGCTTATCCTCAAAAAATAGCCAACATGGATAAAATTCAAAATCCATCAGCAGTAAGCCAAATAGGTGGCGTTATTAAGACTAAGAACGGAGCAACTGTTGATGATGTAAGAAATATTTTCGGATATGTACAACCTACATCAATGTCAACAGATGTAACAAAAGTAACTAATGATTTAATAGGAATCACTAGAGAGTTAAAGAACGCAGCCGAAATTGCTACAGGTGGAATTAATCCAGAACAAGCCTCAGGAAAGGCAATATTGGCCGTTCAACAAGCATCTCAACAACCATTAGTAAAACAATTAACTGGTTTAAAGAGATTTATAGAAGACTTAGCTCGTATATGGATGGATATGTGGAATGTATATACTCCAGATGGAATGCAATTAGAAGAAGATGCTAAAGACATGCAAACTGGAGAAGATTATACTCAATTATACAAAGTACCATCTACTTTATTAGAAAAATTAAAGACTAGAGTTAAGGTAGATATAACTCCAAAAGGAGCGTTTGATAGATACGCTAGAGAGTTAACATTAGAAAATTTCGCTAAAGCAGGATTCTTTACTCCACAAAGAGTAAATGAATTAAGGTATTACGCTGAAGCATTACCAGATGATGCAGCAGCTCCAAAGCAAGATTTATTAAATATATGTGAAAAAATAATGGAAGACCAACAAAAGATAGCAATGATAAATGCACAAGCTCAAATAATGCAACAAAATGCAAATCAATTTATCAATGCAACGCCAGAAGACCAAGCAACAGCAATTGGTAACGCAATGGAAGGAACTACAGGAATGTAGTTTTTTTATTGTCCAAACCTTATGACAATTAAATAAAAGATGAGGATTAGTGAATCAAACACTACTAAAAAAATAGGAAGGTAAAGATATGGAAAATATCGAAGAACTTGTCGAAGAGACTGAAAACGTAGAACAAACTACAGAAGAAATTGAGACTACCGAGGAAGGAACTCCAGAAGTAGAAGAGCCTAAAGAAGAGACATTTACTAAGAGTCAAGTTGATGAAATAGTAAAGAAACGATTAGGAAGGCAAGAAAGCAAATTGCGTAAAGAATACGCAAATAAGTATGGGAAATTAGAAACAGTAGTCAATGCTGGATTAGGTACACATAATACCGAAGAAGCTGTTGAAAAACTTACAGAATTCTATTCTCAAAAAGGTATTAATATACCTACTGAACCAATATATTCCGATAGGGATGTAGAGGTATTAGCAGATGCGGAAGCCAATGAAATTATTTCATATGGATATGATGAAATAGTATCAGAGACAGACCGTTTAGCTAATTTAGGAGCTAATATGTCACAAAGAGATAGATTAGTATTTACAAAACTAGCAAATGCTCGTAAACAAATGGAAGAAGAGAAGGAACTTGCAGCAATGGGAGTTACTGAATTAGATTCTGAGTTTAAAGAATTTGAGAAGAAATTAAATCCTGAATTATCAATGAAAGAGAAATATGACATGTATTTAGCTCAAAAACCAAAAAAAGAAAACAAGATTATAGGGAGTATGAAAGGTACGCCAGAGAATAGAGTCAAAGACTATTACTCCCCAGAGGAAATAGCTAAATTAACAGATGAAGATTTAGATAACCCACAAATATGGGAAGCAGTAAGGAAATCAATGACAAAGCGTAACTAATACTCCAAGAAGAAGGAGTGAAATTTATGGCAGTATCAGGTGGAAGTACTGTACAATATTTTCAACAAACAATTTGGTCAAAAGCAATACAAAAAGATTTGGAGACAATCACAAGTTTAAGAAACCATTGTGATTTCCAATATGAAAAAGATTCTAAGAATGCAAAAGAAGTTAAAATTTTAGGAGTAACAAGACCTACAATCAGAACTTATGTTAGTGGAACAGCATTAACAAGAGAAAGTGTAGTAGATACAAGTCAAACATTACAAATCAATCAATACAAATACTTCAATTTTGAAGTTGAAGATATTGATAAAGCACAATCAGTACCAGGCTTAATGGAAGCTACTGTACATGAAGCATCATTAGGCTTAGCAGAAGAAGGAGACAAATATGTAGCAAGTTTAATTGAAACAGCTACAGAAGCTGGAACAAATCCACTACCTCAAAGTGCATCAGTTATTAGTTTAACTAAATCTAATGCTATGGAAAGTGTAGAAGATGGATTCGCTACATTATATGCTAATAACGTAAAAGTTAAAGACATGTTATATTTAGAAGTAGCTCCAGCAGTATTCGTACTATATAGACAAGCATTAACTGAATTATCTACTAACAACCCAGAAATTCTTAAGAAAGGTGCTGTTGGTAAGATTAATAATGCTTATGTATGTATTGAAAACTTATTACCTACAGGTAAAACTGGAACAGGTGCTACAGATAATGTTTACTATAATATTCTTAGAACTCCAAAAGCAATTGCATTCGTTGAACAAATTGATAAAGTTGAAGCATATAGACCAGAAGACGCATTTACTGATGCAGTAAAAGGCTTATATGTATTCGGTGCTAAAATTGTAAGACCAAAAGAAATTTACATTATGAAGACAGCAATGTAGTTGAAAGTATTTTAAGGGCTATATAGCCCTTTTTATCGTGTTATGAGTAAAATGGGTGCAACTCCCATAAACACGTCAAGAAAGAGGTAAAAATAATGAATAATGAATTGTTTATTGTAAAACCAAGTTTAAAACAATACTATGGGAGAACTGTAACAAAAGAAATGGAATTTGATGAATGGACTGAAGACAAAACAGTACATCAAATCCTAAAAGATTTAGTTTTAACTACAGAAGTTAAGAAAGAATCTGAATTTAATGGAATGAAAATGACTGAAGATAGTAAATTAACTCAAACATTACCAGAAGGTATAGTTTTAATATGGAGAGAAGAAGAAGGTTATATCATACCTAACTATCCAATGTATAAGGTTAAAGACTTAGAAAATGAAATTGAGGAAGTAAAAGATATTTATAAAGATAATACAGACATGAATCCAAAGGAGGAATAATATGACTTTAGGTGAAATGAAGCAAAAAGTATATGCTTTAATAGAAGAATATTCTGAAGATAATGATGATTTAACAGAAGATGAAGACTTAGCAGGCAAATTTAATTTTGTAGCTAATCAAATTCAAAATGAATTATGTAGATTCAAAAAAATACCAGAATTTACTGAATTAAATGTAACTGAAGGTCAAACAATGAATTTTAATGAAATTGATAAAGATTTATATCAATTAGACTTAATTCGTGGCGTAGAATATGACATTAAGAATAATAGAATCAAATTTGATGAAGATGGAACTGCTGAGATTCATTACTTCAAATATCCTAAGAATATTGAAGCAGAAACTGAAGATGAATATAAATTTGAACTTACTAATGACTTATTAGAAATAATGCCTTATGGAATAGCTGCTGATTTATTAAAGAGCGATGTATCAAGTCAATATGGGTCTGTTTATGCAGCAAGATATAGAGAAATGTTACAAAATCTTGACCCTCGTTATGGAACTGGTACTATTGAATTTACAGGAGGTATGGAATTATGAGGCAAACAAGTGGTAAATTAATTACAAGAAACTATGCTCAATTTAGAGGTGTAGATTTCTCAAATAGAAAAGACGAAGTAAATATGTCACGTTCTCCAGATGCTTTAAATATGTGGAAGAACTATAAAAATGAAAATGGAAAAGGTATTGAAACGAGACCAGATGTAGAATTACTAGCCGAATATAGTAATACTATATTTGGTCTCTTTTTTTATGAAGATGGAGTATTAATACATTCGGGAGATAAAATCTATGATGGAATGAATAATGTTTTATATGATGGTGTAGCATGGAATCCATCACACTTTTTTGCATTTAATAATATTATTTATTTCATGGATGGGTACAATTATTTACAATGGAGTGGAGGAGCAAGTTTTGTACCAGTAGAAGGATTTGTACCTACTACTACAATCTCAAAACAACCTTCAGGTGGTGGTACACTATACCAAGATGTTAACTTATTATCACCTTATAGAATTAATTCATTCTGTAGCGATGGTGTATCTAATGATTATATTTTAGATGCTAAAGGATTGGATAATGAACAAGTAAGAGTATGGATAATTAACTCAGAAGGTCAAAAAGAGGAAGTTACAAGTGGATTTAGTACTAACTATACCGATGGTATTGTTACGTTTACTGTACCACCTAGTGAGCCTTATACAGTAGGACAAGATAATGTATTTATCCAGTATAAGAAAACTGTGGATGGAGCAGCAGAAAAAATTAAACTATGTTCATTAATTGAGATATTCGATAATAGAGTATTTGTTAGTGGTAACCCAGATTATCCTCATTATGTATTCTATTGTGAAAGAGAAAATCCAACATATTTCTCTGATACTGATTATATAGAAGAAGGAACTCAAGAATCAGCAGTTAAATCTTTAGTAGCAGGTAATAACGCTTTATGGGTATTAAAAGAACCTAGTAATGCTAATACTACTGTCTTCTATCATAATCCAGCAATTAATGATGATGGAGGAAAGTTATATCCAAGTGTCCATTCAAGTATTTCAACAGGATGCTCTTTTTCAGGTATAAACTTTAAAGATACAATATGTTTTTATAGTGACCAAGGATTAGAAGCTATTACTGGAGATGTAACAACAGAACAAGCCTTAACTCATAAAAGTTCATTAGTAGATGCTAAACTTCTAAATGACATGATAAATTGGCGTCAAGAGATGGATGAGTACACAGGATTTGTTAAATTAGTAGAATGGGAAGGATATTTACTAACATGCTTTAAAGATAAGATTTATTTAGCAGATAGTAGAGCTTATGCTCAAGTTAATGACCACTATGAATATGAGTGGTTTTATTTTGACTTAAATGGAAAGATTGTTACTGATATTCAAGTATGTAACTATCCATTAGGCGATTATGGAGACGAACAAGTAGGCCGTGGATGGTTATGTATAGCTGCTGTAGAAGAAGACGGAGACGGCTGGAAATATGGCATGTATGCAATGTGGAATAATCATAAAAATACTAGAGAATTAGAAAGTTATTGGACTACATTTGAAGATGAATTCAATTATCCTCAATATCAAAAGATTACAAATAAAAAAGGTTGTGTAGCTGATATTGAAGGAGAAGATGTAGAAGTTTACGCAAAAGCAGATAATAAGACATTTGATTTTATAAAAAGATTTAAGAAAATACCAAAAGGTTATGTAGTACCTAGAATTAAAAAGAAAAAATGGAAAACAATTCAATTGAAATTTCGTTCAACAAAGCCATTTAGTTTGTATTCAAGTACATTAGAGAGTTATATAGGCTCTTATATAAAGAGATAGGAGGTAAATTATGGCAGTAAATTATGAAGACCAAAGATTTCAAGATGTCAAAGCAGAAGAACAACAAGCATTAGCTAATGTTAATCAAATGTATGACAATATGGTTAGCGAATCAAATAACTTTTATCAATCACAAATAGATGCAGCCAAAGAATATGGTGATAAACAAGCTGAAATTCAACAAGCAAATACTGATTTCGCTATTGAACAAATAAATCAACAAAAAGAACAAGCCCAAAAGGACTATGTAAAGGAACAAAAAGGTGCTTATGTAGATTGGCAAAAACAATCTAATCCGTATGGAGCAGAAGCCGAGAAATTAGCACAAAATGGCTTATTACATTCAGGTTATGGAGAAACTAGCCAGGTAGCAATGTACACAGCATATCAAAATAGACTAGCACAAGCTCGTGATACCTATAATAAGGCTGTTTTAAACTATGATAACGGTATAAAAGAAGCTCAATTGACAAATAATGCAGCGTTGGCTGAAATATCCTATAATGCCTTAAAAACACAATTAGCATTAGGATTAGAAGGATTCCAATATAAGAATCAATTATTACAACAACAATTAGCACAACAAAATGAAGTTGGAGATAGGTATTATTCACGTTGGAAAGATGTATTAAATCAAATTAATACTGAAAATGCTCTAGCAGAACAACAAAGACAATTTAATGCTAGTTTATCAGCAAAAAATAGTTCAAATAATACTTATACAGTAAGTAATAATTCTAAAAACTCTGGAAGTTCATCAGGAAGTGTATTTGATACTATAGCCAATGGAGTAGCAAATAGTTTAAAAAATGCAGCAAGTAAATCTAAAAATAGTAATTATAAAGAAACTGATTATGTAATACAAGATGCAAACGGTAATACTTTACCAGTATATGAATCTGCAAACGGTTCTCTTTATTATTACGATGGTAATGAATATAAATTGTGGAGTGGTTCTAAAGGGAACATAATACCACAATCGCTTAAAGGCCTTGGTGGTGGAGGTCACGGATTCTAATATAAAGAAGGTGGAAAAATGGCAAAAAAGCAAAAAAAAGTATTAGGAAGAATAGACGAAACTGGAGATAGAATACCTTTTATTCAAGCACAAGAACAAGCTCCAGAAGAAAAAGAAGGAGTTTTAACTAAAAGTGCTAAGGCTTATAGCAGTTATGATTTAGATAATCCAGTATTAAATTTCATGGGCAAAGGCTTAGGAATAGCATTTAATACAGGAGTAGAATTATTAGGTCAAGCAGAATCAGGATTTTATGGTGCTTTAGAAGGTATTGATGATAAAAGAAGAAATGCTATAGCCAATGTTCAAGATGTATTTGGACATCATGAAGCAGCAGAAAAGACAAGAAGACAAGCCGAAGGGAAATGGAAAGTAAACCAAGAACTAGAAACTGCTAATAGAATCTTAGATGGATATTCAGCAGCAGGATGGTTGCCTAAAGGTGCAGCTAGTGGTTTAGGTACTACTACAGCGTTTGCTACTGTCGGTGGTGCTGCTAACCTTATGACTGGTGGAGGTGGTTCTCTAGCATCATTAGGAGCGACTTATTTAAGTTCATCAGGTTCAGCAGAAACTCAAGCACGTTTAGAGATGCTTAATGACCCTAAATATGCTAACTTATCTGATGAAGAAAGAAATAAATTAGCAACTAGATACGGTATGATTTCAGGAGCGTTTGAAACTGGTTCTGAAATGATGTCAGGAGGATTTGGATTTGGTATTAACCAATTAGGATTGTCTCAAGGTATTGGAGAATTAGATGACCAAATAGCAAATGCTTTAACTAAAAAAATAAGAAGCCATACTTTTAAAACACTTGCACAAGCAGGTATTAAAGCTACTGGCGAAGGTGTAGAAGAGTTAGTCTCTGGATTTGGAGATGCTTTTGCTAAAAAAGTTACTTATATGAATGAAGAAGACTTCTCTAAATTGCTTGAAGATGAGCAGTTATTAGAATCATTCATGTCAGGAGCTTTATCTGCTTACATATCTCAAGCTCCTAATATTTCTCAAAACATAAAAGCAGCAAATAATGGAATAACAAGAGATTATATTACTAACTTGAGCGAGAATGAGCAAAAAGTAATAGATAAAGTAGCCGAGAGTAGATTTACTGATGAAATGACTGAAAAAGAAAAAGGTAAAGTCAAAAAAGAAGTTAAAGAGCAATTAGAATCAGGAAGACTTACTTCTCAAGAGATTAATAATGCTTTAGATGAAGTTATTCAAGGCAACCAATCAGATATTTTATTACATAATATAATGCAAAATGAAAGTACTCAATTTACATTAGATGATAATGAATTAAAAGGTGTTAAGTCTGACAATCAACAAAATTTATATAAAAATATGGATGGAGTTAATAACTCTACTATAAATCATGATACTTTTAAGGTAGTAAATGCTATTCAAGGTATTAATGACTCCGTACAATACCATTTAGTGACTACTGAAGGTTTATATCAAAGAGGAATGATAGATAAGAATGCTAAAGGAGAATATACTCTAAACGGCAAGAAATACATTCCTAGAGGAGTTACACAAAATGGTAATAATATCTATGTTAACTTAGATGTAGGAACTAAGAGTGGTACTCAAGCAATGTATCACGAAATGTTAGAAGCGTTTAAGTCAACTTCTCCAGAAGAATATAATAACTTTAAACAAATGGTTAGAGATATAGTTGGAGAAGAAGCTATACAAAAAGAAGTTAATAATTATCAAAGAATGTATAATACTGAAGAGAATCTTAAACAAGAAAACGCTCAGGTATTAACAGATTCTGTAGAAGATGAAATTATTAATGATAAATTTGGTGAATTAGCTGAAAATGAAGACTTTTTATCAAGATTAACTGATAATAGAAATATGTATCAAAAATTCATAGATACAATTAAGAAATTCATCAAATATATGACAGGTACTCAAGAAGAGAAAAACCTTATAAAATTAAAAGACAACTTAGAGAAAACATTTAAAGAAAAATATAAAAACACAGACTTTAGTAAGATTGAAGAGAGTACAGCTAAGGAAGGCAATGTCAAATACTCTCTAACTAGCCATCCTGAGATTTATAATGAAATAAAAAAATATGACAGTATGGAAGATTTCATATTTGAAAGTAATATATCTTATGATGAACTTGAAGCTGCGGGATTAGGTGGTATGGGTGAAATTGTAGAATATTACAATAATAAAAACAAACCTATACTAAAAGATTATGATAATACTAAAGAATCAGCTACATTTACAGAAGATAGATTAGATAGTATTATAAGTGAATCTATTAGTGATTATGATGATAATTATGCTAGGGCATATATTACACACATGTCTCCAGAACAATTCTT